ATGAGTAAACCCATCGAAGAAATCCTGGCTCCCAAGCCGGAGGCCCGTCCGCGCATCTATGCCTATTCGATTGCCGACAAGGCGCACGCGGGCCTGCTGAAGGTGGGCCAGACCACGCGCGACGTGAAGCGTCGTGTCGCCGAGCAGCTCAAGACCGCCAACATCAAGAACTACACCATCGAGCTGGATGAGTCCGCCGAGCGCGACGACGGCTCGGTCTTCACGGACCATGAGGTGCGCGCCGCCCTTGCCAAGAAGGGTTGCGCGAACTCGGAATTGGAATGGATGCGTTGCACGCTCAAGGACGTGAAGGCGGTGCTCATTGCGCTTCGCACGGGGAAGAAACTAGAGGGTTCTCGCGACCTCGACTTCCCCATGCGGGCGGAGCAGCGCACCGCCGTGGATAAAACCCACGCGTATTTCCACTCCATCTGGAAGGAGGACATTCACGGCGTCCCGCGATTCCTCTGGAACGCGAAGATGCGTTTCGGCAAAACCTTCACCGCATATCAGCTCGCCCGGAAGCTCGGGGCCAAGCGTGTGCTCGTGGTGACTTTCAAACCTGCCGTGGAAGATGCGTGGCAGACGGACCTGGAATCACATGTGGACTTTGACGGCTGGCAATACCAGTCGCGCAACTCTGGCAGTGACCCAACGAAGGTCTCCGCTCGCAAGCCGCTGGTGTATTTCGGTTCCTTCCAAGACCTGCTGGGCCGCGACGACGTGGGGAACATCAAGGCCAAGAACGAATGGCTCCACAAAGTGAAATGGGACCTGGTTGTCTTTGATGAATACCACTTCGGTGCCTGGCGCGAGACGGCGAAGGAACTGTTCGAGGGTGAAGAAGAGGCGGTCGCGAAGAAGGAGGCGAAGCTGGAATACGCTGCCGGCTTGGAAAGCGTGAATGTGGACCTGAGCGAACTCTCGGAAAGCGAGACCGAGTTCCTTCCCATCACCACGAAGGCTTACCTCTACCTCTCCGGCACACCGTTCAAGGCGCTGGCCACGGGCGAGTTTATCGAGGAGCAGATTTTCAACTGGACCTACACCGACGAGCAGCACGCGAAGGAGGCGTTTGCTACGAATAACCCCGGCAAGTGGAACCCCTACGGTGCGCTGCCGCAGATGCGGTTGCTCACCTACCAAATGCCGGATGAACTGGTGGCCATCGCGAACGCCGGGGAGTTTGATGAGTTCGACCTGAACGCTTTCTTTCAGGCGTCGGGCACCGGCGCGCTGGCGCAGTTCAAGCACAAGAGCGATGTGCAGAAGTGGCTGGACATCATCCGCGGCGGCTATGCGGCCAAGGCGGTGGAGCAGCTCAAGACCGGCACGCGCCCGCCCTTTCCGTATTCGGACGTGCGCCTGCTGCCGTATCTTCACCACTCGTTCTGGTTTCTACCCAACGTCGCGGCTTGTCACGCGATGGCGAACCTGCTGGCCGAGAAGCACAACGTCTTCTGGCACGACTACGATACGCTCGTCGCCGCTGGCTCTGCGGCGGGAATCGGGCTGGAAGCGCTGCCGCCCGTGCGCCAAGCCATCGGCAGCGGCTTCGACACCAAGACGATCACGCTCTCCTGCGGCAAGCTCACCACCGGCATCACGGTGCCGCAGTGGTCGTCGATCCTGATGCTGCGCAACCTCAAGTCGCCGGAAACCTACTTTCAGGCGGCGTTCCGCGTGCAGTCCCCGTGGTCGATCAAGAACCCCAACGGCAACAACCCGCACGAGGAGGAAATCCTTAAACCGATCTGCTTCGTCTTCGATTTCGCGCCCACCCGTGCGCTGCGGCAACTCTCCGAATACGGCATCGGCCTTTCGCCCGGCGAGCCCAACCCGGAAAACGCGGTGAAGGAGCTCGTGTCGTTCCTGCCGGTGCTGGCCTACGACGGGGCGAACATGACGCAGATTGATGCGGGAGGCATCCTCGACATCGCGATGGCCGGCACCTCGGCCACGCTGCTCGCGCGTAAGTGGGAATCGGCCATGCTGGTGAACGTGGATAACGACACGCTGCGCCGCATCCTCGACAACCCCGAGGCGATGGCCGCCGTGGAGCGCATCGAGGGCTGGCGTTCACTCGGTGATAACATCATCGAAACCATCATCAACAAGAGCGAAACGGTAAAGGATCTGAAGGACAGGGCAAAGGACGGCGGCTTGTCGGCGAAAGAGAAGAAGCAGCTCACTGACGAGGAAAAGGAATACAAGTCCAAGCGGAAGATGGTGCAGGAGAAACTGATCAAGTTCGCCACGCGCATCCCGGCGTTTATGTATCTGACCGATTTCCGAGAGAACACGCTGCAAGACGTGATCACCAAGATTGAACCCGACTTGTTTCAAACCGTTACTGGGCTGACGGTGAAGGATTTCAACCTGTTGGTTCGGTTAAAGGTGTTTAACACGGAGCACATGAACCAGGCCGTGTTCGCTTTCCGCCGGTATGAAGACGCCTCGCTGCGCTACACGGGCATCGACAGCCACGTGGGGCTGACGCACTACGGGCTTTACGATACGGTGGTAGCCAGGGAATAGGACTGGGAGTGGTGGGGCGGGCCGTGGCGGTTGTGTTGGAACGCGTTCTTATCACAGACTTCACCGGCTGGTTGCACTTGAGCCGGCGAATGATGTCGCTCATTGGGCGGCCCCCTCAAACTCCCGTGCGGCCCGCTTCCGCTTGTAGAAGTCGGTGAGTTGCTGCTGGAGTTCCTTGTCGACAGCGTTGAACTGTTGGGCCTGCGGGGGAATGAGTGGCAGCAATTCCTCAGGGATGTACCGCTGGGTGAACGTGTTCTGGTACCGCTTCAAGAATTCGCTGATCTTGTTGCGGGCGTCGAGCAGTTCGTATTCGGGGTCGACATCCTGGAGCTTGAAGCCCGACAACTCGTTGGCGAGGATCTTGGCCGCACGGTAGTAGGGGTTCTCGACCTGCTGATCGAAGACCGTGCCCAGGAGCGAGATGGGCCGGCCGAGCCCTGGCGTGTTCTGGAGGATCGCTTTCACAACGGGGTCCGCCCGGTCCTGCGGGTTCCCGGTGCCCGCGGCGTAGATCTTGTCGACGCTCGTTCGGGCCTCTTGGAGCGGTCGTTTCGAGTAGAGGTCGGTGTTGAACGCCAGTTCCCCGAGCGACTTGAGCACCGGGTTCGACTGGTTGAGCAGCTCTTGGATCGTGCCCTGCACGTTGACCGGGAAATACTGCCCCACGGGTGCCGGCTGCAGGATGTTGATCGTGTCCAAGCCGGGGAGGTCGATGTTCTTGAGATAGGTCGTAGTACCCGGGTTGAACTGGAGATAGTCTGGGAGACGCACCGCCACCTGCTGACGGAGGCTCGTGGGGATGTAGCCTTCCTCACCGGGGCGTTGGAGGTTGTTTACGGCCCGCACCATCTGCGCGTACCGGCCACCGGGGTTGTTGATGAGGCTTTCGGCGGCGTACTTGCCGACGCGGCTCTGGTAACTCCACCACATGAAAATGTTCTTCATGTAGTGGCGCTCAAAGGGCGTTAGGCTCGCGTAGTCCACGAGCGCCGCCTTCATTCGCTGTGCGGCCTGCTGCGGCCCAATGCCCTTTCGCAGAAGCGCGAGGTAGCCACCAAGCCGAGCCATCGAGTCGACGGCGTCGCCGACCTTCTGGCCGGCGTTGAGAATCGGATTACGAGTCTCGAACGTGTTGGTGACGTTGCGGATCGCTCCAAAATCTTGAAGCATCTGCACGGGATTCCGCTCGCTCGTGGGGAGTAGCTCGCGGAGTCCTTCGCCAATGGAGACGGGGACTGAACCGGGAATGAACTGGGAAATCTTCCCCTCACGGTTGCTCGTAAGCAGGTCACTCGTTGCCAAGCCCGACAGCACGCCGTTGCCGCCCACGTCCCGCTCGAATTCGCGGAGCAGCCCGGCCTGGTCGGTTACGCCGTTGACCGTGTATCTCGCGTAGCGGGGGATCTTTGCCAGATAGCCGATCGCCTTCTCGGGCTTGCCGGCCATGATGTTGCTCGCGGCCCACATGCCCGCGACTGCCCCGGGGGCATCGCCAGTCTCGAGCCAGATGCTCGCGAGGTTGGAGTAAGCATCGCGAGTGAATCGAGACGGGTAGGCGAGGATGAAGCCTTTGAACAGGCTCGTGAAGATGTTGAACATGCTGCCTACTTCTTCCTGTGCTTGGGGCACGTTGTAGAAGTCGGCGATCCTCACGAGGCGGTCGGCTGTCTCCTCGGGGATGTAGTAGTTCTTGAGCTTGACGTCGTTGAGGTTCAGCCCGTTGCGGACGGCGATCCTGGCGCGGAGCTGCTCGGCGACCACCTTGCGGGGGCGGCTGAACTTGCCCGTCGTCTCGAACCCAAGCCGGCCGGCGTATTTCCCAAGAACTTCGTCCACAGAACGGTAGATGCCGCCAGGCTGCTGGCTGAATCGCCCAGGCTGGGCGGCCTCGGCCATCGAGTCATAGATATGGTTGGCCGTCGCCAGCCGGATCTCGGTGTTCACCATGTACCGCATCTGGGCGTTGATCGGATGCTCCGAAAACGCCGGGGTATCGGCGGGCAGGTTCGGATTCAGCTTCCGCATCACGCGTGCGATGCCCGTCCCCTGGGCATCGGTAATCATTGGGTTCCCGTGCTTCTCCGTGATGAAGCGGGCAATCTCCTCGCCCACTTCCTCGTCGGTGAAGGGGCTGTCGGTCTTTCGCATCGCGTGCTCGCGAACCATCGGGAGCAGGCTGATCTCCCGCAGTTCGATGTCGCCGCCGGGAAGCGCGAGGTCGGGGTTTCGGGAATACATGTTCTCGATCGTTGCGGCGCGATCGAGTTGGCCGGCCCCGGTGCCCACTGGACCGAACTCGAACTCCTGGGCGTACCGCGGATTGAACTCGTTGCCGAATTCGTCGTGGTACTCGTTGAGCCGAAGCCCCTTCAGCTCCGCCCGCAGAATGGCGCTCTTTCGGTACCCATCCCAGTTTTGCAGCCATTCATCCAGTTCCGGGGATTCAGCAAGGATCGCCAGGTCGGTGTCGGTGGGTTTTCCGGTGGCGAGCCGGAGAGCCAGGTCGTTGCCCTCGCGCGAGAACATCGTGTCCGCACCGAGTAGTCGCTTGGCCTCGTCGTTGAGGTTCACGGCACGAAGCATCTGGCCGTGCTGGGTCGCCAGAATGTCGCCTGCACGACGGCCCGCGACGTCGATTGTCTTGTTGGCCTTGAGGGCGTCGATCTGGCCGGCGACATCAGTTCTGCCGTCGAGCCGTTTATCGAAGAGCGCGGCGGCAGTTCTGGTGGCCGGGTTCCAAGCGGCAGACTGCCCGAGGTAGTCGAACGCATCGAGGATCTTCTCGGTGGTCGGATCGGAGAACGGAGAAAACGTGGTCGCACTCCCGCCAAATCCGAATCCGAATAGGTTGCCAAGGCGTTGGTCGAGCGCGGACTGCACGGCCTCGTCGCTGCCCAGGTAGTCCCGCACCTGCCGCATCGCTTCCTGTCGTTGGCTCTGCGGGGCGGCATCGATCACGTCTTGGAGAGTTGTGCGAAACCGGGCTACGCGGTCGCCCACGATCGGCCGCACGTCCAGCGTGGACTCAGTGAGCGGAACTCTGGCTTGCTGGAGATTCTGGAGCGTGGCCCGGCCCGTGAGCGTGTTGTCGGCGGCGCGCAGCACAGATGGCAGGTCTGGCCCCATCTTCGCCATCGCCGCCTTCGGGGCGTATTGCAGGACGTCGGCCGCCTTCGCCGCCTTGGCGGCAGTGGACATGGCCCCAAGTCCACCTTGGAACAGGAACAGGGGGTCGGTGACGACTTCGGTAGCGAACCCCGCCAGGCCCGCTCCATATCCGCCGAGAGCATCATCGTCGGGTTTCAGCCCGTAGGCGTCGAGCAGCTCGGTGCCGGTGACGCGTCTCTGGGAGTCGAATGTGAAACCCGAAGCGGGATCGCCGGCCAAGATTCCCCGGGCAATCGCTCCTGGGGTGTCGAGAATTAGCCCCAGTGACTCAAGCGCCTGCCCCGACTGTGCGGCAAGTTGGGAGAGGATCGACTGCTTGACCTCGGGCGGCACCGGTGCCGTCTCGAGGGGCGGCTTGCGACGCTTCTCGAACGGGCTCACACCGGGGGCTGCGATCTCGAGGACCATCGGCTCATTCCGGCTTGTATTGCGGGTACTGCGGCTTCGGGACGCGGAGTGATGGGGCGTTGGGCAAGCCTTCCATCACGCCGAGTTTCTGGAAACTGCGGGCGATCTCATCGCCCGCATCGCCGAGGTCGAGGCCCGGGCCGAAGTCCAGCTCCTCACCGATGTCGAGGCCGTAGGGATCTTTCCCACGCTTGTTGAGTCGCTCGCGTTCGGCGCGGTAGTGGGCCATGCCGCGGATGAGCGCGGGGATGAGAGACATTCGTAGGCTCCTATCGGAAGGGGTTTAGTTGCCCGAGGAATCCGCCGGCCTCCGGCTTCGGCCCGAGGATCGATCCCGTGAGTCCTTCGACGTAGTTGGCGGCCTCGCTATATGGGATGCCGGCCTTCCGTACTTCGTCAAAGACTGCTGGGCCGATGATGCTCGTGAGTTCCGACCGCAGTTGGTCGTACTTGTCAGGAGACTCCATCAGTTTCGCCCGGTAGGGGATCGAGAACTCGGTGAAACCAGGGTGGTTTTCATCGAACAGTGGGGAACCCGAGTTGATGGCATCTGAGATATGCTGGCCGATCCGCACTCTCAATCCGTTGAGCCTCGCGTTGTCATAGGCCGCCGCCTCGCCGGCGGGGTCAGGAACTCCCTTCTCCCGGTTCCGCGCAGCCGCCGCGGCCTGCATCTGCCGGGCGTAGATTTCGACGGGCATCCCGCGATCCTGCATGAGCGGGGCGATCTCGTCCGAGAAGGCCGTGCCGCGGGATGCCGACTCGCGGGCAAGTCGGGCGACCTGCTCATTGAGCCGCTCGGTGTTGGTGGCGCCACGGTCGAGCAGTTCCCGTTCCGAAGCGAGTTGATCCTGTAGCAGCCCCCGTTGGAGGCCGATGTTCTCCTGCTGCTTGGAAAGAGCGTCCATGACCGTCTGTCGGCTCATGTCGGCTGACTCGCGGTACGCGGCCCGTTTCATGTAGTTCTCTGACACCCGCATCAGCGTCTTCCGCTGGTCGTTGTCGGCGGCCTCGATTGCCGCGATTGCGGTCACGTCGGCGAGCCGCTTGAGCTTGGTGACCTCGTCCATCTCCGGGTTGTCGGTGATCGCGCGAATCGAGCCGGCAAGCCCCGCTGGCGAACCCGCCAACATCCCGGGTGCCGCACCGCGGGCCTGCTTCTTCTGCCGCTCAAGGGCCATCGAGTGCGGGGTGAACATGGCCTCCAGGACGCCCATTCCCTTGTAGGGCCGTTTCTCGTCAATGGCGGGCGGGGTGGCGATGAGTTCCGGGGGCTCCTGCGGCGGTGGGAGTTGCTCCTGCATAGCGGCCGGGGTGACGCGGCGCTGCGGGGGAAACGGATTCGAGATGTCGTTGCCCATCTCCCGGTCGCGGGCCAGCATCTCCTCCGTTGGGTCGATGACGGAACTGGGGCGGCGCGGAAGAAGTCCCTGCACCGCGCTGCGGAGTGGCCGATTCTTCTGAAGCGTGTCGATAAAACTGGTCAGAGGGCCAGCCATTTGTCTCTCCTACTTATTTATGGCCGCGTTCGTCAGATTTCGGCCATGCACGTGCCATGAAGTTTCTTGGCATCACCATGCCGCAAGTGCCGCTCGTGCCCAGGTGTTTGGGGCGGTGCAGACGTAGACGAAGTTGGCGTCGTAGGCGATCGTGCCCGCTGTACCGGCCGAGGTGGCTGATACTGGGACGGTCGCAAGTGACGGTTTGCCATCCACCTGCGTCTTGAGCGTCTTGATGGCGGCCTGCACGGTGGTGGCTCCCGCCACCCCGCTGTCAATCTGGTTGTGGTAGATGTTCTTGCTGTCGTGGAGCAGTTCGAGCGTCTGCTGCACGTTGTAGCCGATAAAAGCTGGCGTTCCCGACACCGTCAGGGTGGCGGCGGCGTTGGTAGCAGTCGCATTGCTGCTGATCGTGAGTGTGCTGCTGCTGATACCAGTGATCGTTGTGTTGGCCGGAATGCCAGTGCCGGTAATGGTGTGGCCGACTTGGAAATTAGCGGCCAGCACACTGCCGAGCGCCACCACAACCTGGTTGCTTCCTGTAGTGATGCTGCCGGTGAACCCGAGATTGAATGCCAGCGGGAAAGTCAATTGCTCGCACTGCCACGTCACAGCGCCATCCACTACCGTGCCGCCGATCGTGGTGGGCCATGTAGGCTGGCTTGCACCACTGCGTCCAACGCCGGTGGCGGTCACGTTGCGGTACTGATAGCCATTGCCGGGGAGGAGCAGCCGGTTGCGGACATACAGGGCGTTGGCCGTCCAGCCGATAGCCGGATACCGAAACGTCACTGCCGACGACCTGCCAATTGTGTACGCCGTGCCCGTCCCAGGTTGCGTGTTGGTACGCCAGCCGGGGTGCGTATGAATGGCGCCCTCATTGGCCGCCAAGAAAAATGGGCCGGCCTGTATGAAGCCACTCGCGTTCGCATTTCCGAAAAACGTGCCTTTAATCCACTTTGCGGCTGCGGCGGTTACCGGCGTGGAAACGTCCGGGCCTGTGTTTTCGTACGACACCTGATTGGCCGCTGGGAAGGCGACCACCTTCGCTCCGAAGGCCGGCGTATTGAACGAGGTGTTCTCGGACACTCCGTTGATCAGGACGTACTGCTCTCGCCAGTAGCCATCGGCGAGCAGGTCGCGGCTTTGGCCGTGATTCTGTGCCAAGGTGACGGTTGCTACGTTGCTCGTGCGAGTGAACGAGGTGGCAGCAAGTTCGTTGTAGGGAGGCATTACGGTGCCGTCGCCGGGCGAAATGCCCATCGAAGCAGTGGTGAATACCGATGCCCATGCGTGCCAGTAGCAATTGTTGATGCTTTGGAGGAAGACGTTGCCGATGATGTTCCCCAGGGCGTTGCCAGCCTGCGAGTTCTGTGTATCGGCGGCATAGAAGGTGACGGCCGGATTGCCTGTTGCCTTGAGCGTGTCGAAGCCGGAATGGCTCCAGCAGAACAGTTGGTTCTGGTCAGAACGCGATCCCGTGAATTCGATGACCCCGCGCACGCCGCATCGCGTCAGATGCACTTGGGTGAAGCCGCTTGCGTCAGTGGTCGTCGAACCGCTCTGGGTGATGGTGAGAGTGCCGAGGATCCCCACGTGGCTGTGCCGCGCGTTGTTGTAGCCAGAGCGGTTGTTTGGGCCGATCATGGCGAAGACGGCGTTGCCCAGTTCGTCGGTGTCGACTGAGATAGTCGCACTAGCATTGGTAGCCGTTGCATTGTTGCTAAGCGTGAGCGTGGCTCCATTGATCGCGGTAATCACGGTAGTGCTGTTGGGTGCTACCGCGGTAATGCCAGTGCCGGCCAATACAGAGCCAACCTTTAGGCGACCGTAGTTGGCGTCGGTCGTGGACACGCTGACGGTGTTGCTGCCGCTGGTAAGTGCCGCAGCGATGTTGAACGCGCCCGACAGAAGGCCCGAGGGGCGCGTGAGGACATAGTTGCCTTTAAGCGTGGCGCCACCGCTTAGATCGAATACCACATGCGGCCGATAGGGAATGTTCAGCGCACCGCCGGACTCTTCGTCATAGAAGCCGGGAGCGACACAAAAGCAGTAGAAGCGCCTGCTCGTATCATTGAATTCGGAGCGAGACGACGCAGGCGGTACCGAGGCCAGCGCAGATCGCATGGTCTTATAGGGACGATAGAGGGTGCCGTCTTCGGCGTAGGAGTCTGTGCGGTTGCAATCAACGTAGATAAGGCGGGAGCCAGGAGCGTCAAGCATCGACTCAATTTGTGCAGCGGACAGGGTGCCGATGTCTGATGGCGTTAGAGGATCCGTGCCGCCAAGCGCATGGGTTGACTGGTGTGCAGATGGAGGCAGGTAGGGCAGCGCATTCCACACCGCGGTTCCGTTGCCAGCCTTGAGCTTCTGCGTGTCTTGCTCAATCGCGAGTTCGCCTTCCGCGAGCGTCGGGTTGACTGACGCCCACTGAGCGGCCGTGCCTCGGCGAAGAAGAATTCTGTAGATGGGCATGCCTGCACTCCGCGATTACGGAATAATGAGTTGGGAAGCGAAGCCCGCGCCGCCCGCACCGCCGTTGACGGGAGAGAAACCCGTTCCAATAGCGGTTCCTCCTGCGGCCGATAGCGTTGGTCCACCTATCGAACGTCCCATCAGGCACACGAGCCCACCTCCACTCGCGCCGCCACAAACACCAGAGTTTGGGGCTGGGGAAGCGCTGCTGCTTGTCTGGCTGCCCCCATTGGCAACCAAGGAGCCACTTCCCGAAACGGTGGTTCCAGAAATCACCACCAGGACGCCGCCTGTTCCGGTGTCAGCAGATCCACCGAGACGGGCTGGACTCGGGTTCCCCACGCCACCCTCTCCGCCACCGCCCCCCGAACCGCCAGCGCCTCCGTTGCTTCCACCGGGACCGGCTGGCCCGGTCCCGTTCTGAAAAAAATCAGCAAATGCACCTCCGCCGGGCCCGCCGCTGAAGCAGGTGCCTGCTGCACCGGCTCCTGGTCCCCACGTAGGATTAGCGCTATTGCTGTCTTTTAACGCGCCGCCACCGCCGCCTCCGGTTCTGATGCTTGCTCCGGCGGACTGACCGGGATTTCCAGCGAAGTTGGTGGGAGTTGCGGCTCCACCACTTGCTCCGGCGGCAAGAATTGTCGGATTGCTGATGCCGCTATATGTGCCGGTTGCGATACGAATAGCTCCTGCCGTAGTGGCTCCTCCGCTGTTTCCCGTGCCGCTGTGGTTAGCGCCCCTTAGGCTCATGGAAAGGGTGCCGTTAACGGTAAGGTTGCCCGTGCAGTAGACAACCACAAACAACTTACGGACGGTTGGGATGACCGTAATGCCCGTGTTGATCGTGAGCGCCCCATTGACCACCACGAATGCACTGCGAGTGTCCTGCGTGCCGGTAAACCAGTCCGTCGCTGTGAACGCCGAGATGGTCTGGGCGCCTTGCTTTACGCAGAAGTCATAAGACCCCAGTGATACGCCATTGATCGTGAGCGTGCCGCCTGCCGTGGGCGCTGACGAAGCGGAGTAGCTCGCCATCGCTTGCGCTGCTTCGTACAGGCTGCCGTATGCGATGTTGCCGCCATTAAATGCAGGGCCGCTTGGGGCGTTGTAGCCGGCGGCGAATGTGCCGATAGGTGGGAAATGCAGCATGGTGGTTACGCCGAGAGGTCGCCGATAAGTACCCAGGTGTCAGTGGCGGTCTTGATAAGAGAGCAGGCGCTAAACTGTGCTCGCAGTTTGAGGCCGGGCGTGGCTTGGATAGTGACTCCGGACGCCGCTGCGAATGTGATCTGTCCTGCGCCCGTCTGGACGAAGTCGATGCGCCTGCCAACCGCGATGGCGGTCGTGGCATTTGTCGGCACGGTGATGGTCGCGGCAGTAGCGCCAGCGCAGAGAACGAGCTGGCCAAGCAAGGTGGAAAGCGTCTGGCTCGAGTAAGTAGTAACCGTATAGGGGGCGGATTTGTCGTAGGTAACCGCCGACGAATCAATCGTCCATGTGGCCCCGTTGCCCGAAGTGGTGATGTCGCCCTTGTCACCATTCGCAATGCGGCTTCGGAATTCAGTCACAACGCCTGACGAGTTGCGATAGTAGATGATCCCATCCGCTTCGTTGATCGCGATCTCCCCGGTTAGCAGGGAAGTCGGGACTGCCGATGCGGTCGTAGAGCGTCTAAGCCGAATTGTTTGCGGCATGGCTATGTCCTAGAACGTGCCGCCGTCCAGGTCGGACGACGGGGTGAGGTAATCCGTTCCGGCGACGGCCGCGGAGTAGGCAGAACCGTTGCCTTTCACCAGGCCGTTGAGCACTGAGGTGAGTCCGGTGCCACCGTAAGCCGCGGCGATCGTCGTGGCGTTCCACGTCCCGGTGGTTACCGTGCCGAGGGTCGTAATCGTGTTCTGCCCGGCGTAGTTTGCAGGGACGCCGCCGCCGGTTCCTGAGAACTGCGTAAACGTGATGCCTGTAGTTCCGACTGTGATGGGCTGGTTGGTAGACAGCACCCAGCCGGTGTCTGCGTTCGTCGTCCCTTCCTCGATGAACGTGAACATGCCAGCGTTCACTTCGGCGTCACTGTCTGCGTCGGTAGCCCGTGTCCATGTGCCGGCCGCACAAAGGTAGATGCCGTTCTGGCTCGTCGTGGTCTGATTCTTCACCAAGACGCGGTCACCAGCGACAACCGACACGCCGTCGATCGTCTGTGGGCCAGATAGCGTGATGTTCGCCGTGGTCGCAACGCGGCACGAGAGTTTGACGTCGAGGCCGTTTCGGGCTGCGTCCACGTCGGCCTTGCGGGCGGCGTCGTTGTCGGCGGTTGGCGCGGCTAGGTTCGTGATCCGCTGGCTGTTCATCGACACCGCAGCCGTGGGGGCCGCCATCTGGTCGAGTCGGCTGGTGCGCACCTGGGTGTCGAAGCCGCTCACGTCAGTCGTTGTGATCGCGAGGATCGTCTTTACTTGGGCAGCCGTGAGATCCTCAGGCGCACCCGTGCCGGCGGTGGCGCGACCCTTGATAGTGCTCGTGGCCATCGTTGCCAGTTTGGCATTCGTGACTACACCCGAGCCAATGGTGACGGCGATGGCGGTTGTACCGGTGCCCGTGACGTCGCCGCTGAACGTGACGGTCTGGTTGCCGGTGATATAGCCTTGGTTCTTGACGAACGCAGTTGTGGCAACGCTGCCATTGTTGTCACTCGTGGCAGGAGTCGTGGCTGTTGCATTGGCACCCAGCGCAACGGCACCACTAAAAGTGGTTATGCCCGAGAAGGTCTTATCACCGCTGATGGTCTGAATACTCGTGAGCGTGGCGTAGGCACCCGTGCCGCCCATTGCCACTACGGCGCCGCTCGCCAGCCCGATGTAGAGAATCGAGTCGACCTCCGAATAGGCGGGCTCACCGACACCCAGGGATGTAGGGGCACCAGAGGCACCGCCGGCCGCGCGACGCTTGATACGGATGGTCTGTGGCATGGTGAGTCAGTCCTTTCAGAAGTTGCCGCCGTCGAATTCGGCAGGCTGGTTTAGAAGATCAACGTAGGAGCCTGTCGTGGCGACCGTCGCCAGACTCGAGATGTCCGCTTTGGCAGAGAGTGCCGCCTTGAGCTGAGCCGCATCCACGATCCGCCCTGAGGTTCCGTTCGTCAGCGCAGAGGCGTCGGCAAGTTGCACGCCACCTTGGCTCGTGGTTGTCGCCGCCGGGAGAACGTAGGGGGCTGCTACTGAGATCAGTCCGTCCGGTGCCACGGCCACGTTGGCACCGATCTTCACGCCGCCGAGTGCTATGGCGGTGGCTACCGGTGGGGGAAACGTGCTGGGTTTGCCAGAAATCACCGTCCAGTCGGGCGTAATGTCGCCAAGCACGACGTAGCTGGCTTCGCTGGTCTTTGAGCCGGCCCCCGAATACACCCAACGTCGGCCATCCTGCGTGGCGACGATAGTGCCGGTTGTGATCTGGAGCTGTTGCGCGCCCGTGAGATCGGCGACGCCACCGACCGCCACTGCCTGCGGCGGTCCAGCGTCGAGGTAGAGAAGTTGCGACCAGACTGCCGAGCCCGTGCCGATCTTGAGTCGGCGCGTGTCGGTTTCCAGGCCGAACTCGCCGATTGCGAGAATCGGATTGGCAGCCGTCCACTCGGCGGACGTGCCCCGGCGAATCTGGATCTGATAAATGGCCATTACGGAGTGCCTTGGTCGCCATCAATGATCGGTCCAGTGTCGGATGGTGAGCCGCCGTCGATGGTGGCGTCGAATACGGTGTTCGGGCCACCTCCATCAAAACTGACGACAACCGGGGCTGCGCCCGAAGCCGTAGCGGTAGAGGGAGCGAGTGTTCTTGGGTCGATAGGCATGGGCTACCCCTTGAGGGAACAGTGAATGACTGCCGACTGTCCCGCGGTTTCTGCCACTACTCGCACCTGTGCGGCACCGAAAAGAGCAGCCGGCATCTCGTAGCAGTTGCCCGGGGCGATGACGTTGGTGACAACCACGTTCGTGGAGTCGTGTAGCTTGAACGTCGGTGCGTCAGCTGCGGGTTGGGCGTGCCACGAGACGGTGATTGGCAAACCGGTGGACGTCGAAACGCAGTGCAGCATTCCGCCGGCTGACGTACCCAGCGGTACCGGACTGGTAGTCGCCGCATCGCTCGTGACGGTGATGGGACCGGTGCTGCCGAGCACTCTTTCGATTTGGACGCTCATGTGAGTCCTCGAGTACGGGAAAGGCTGCGGATCACGTCGAACCCGCTGTCAGTGGTGCGGGGCTTTCGGCGTTGTTCAATGGCGCGCTGGAAACCGGATCGGTAGTCATCTGCCGGCGGTGGGCTGGATGGGGCGGGAAGGGCAAGCGGCTCGGATTTCTTTTCTTCCTCGGGGGTGAGCAGTTTGTTGATGCCACGAATTGCGGCCAGCGTGCCGGCCGTCCCGAGGTAGATCCCGCCAGCTCCGGCTGCCGTGAACGCAGGAATCGCGACTGCGTTGGCCGCGATGTTGGGAGCCTGTCGGTACGTTTCCTTGAGCAATCGGCCCAGCAATGCTCCAGGCCCACGAATCGGTGCGAAGCCTCTTGTTGAGGTAGGTTGCTTCGTCACGGCCGGCTTCGTTGGCCGGCTGACGGGCTTCTTGGGCCGGCTCGATTGCAGCATCGTCTCCCGCAATCGCTGCGCCTCCTCCGGCGACATCTGTGGTGCTTCGTCCGGGACACGCTGCTCCGACGAGGATTCCAACTTGGTGTCGGGCTCGACATCCTGATCGGCGGGCTTGCGGCGTGGGCGACGCTGCTTGGCGGGGGGAGCTTCGGCAGGCGCAGGTGCAGGAGCCGGCGGTGGCGTAGTAGCAACGGTCGCACGGATCTTCTCCGCAGCAGCCGCGCGACGCGCGTCCTTGGTTGCGTCCATAGCGCCTTCGACGACGGATCGCAGGCGTCTGTTTCCCTTGGCCATCGGTCACTCCTACGTCAAAAGGGCGGCGAGCATCCGGTTCGGTACGGTCTGCCGCATCATGGGGGGAACAATCGCGGGGCGCGTGAATCCCATGTCGTTCGTTCCCGGAGAGAGTTTCTGCGAGGCTCGCCGCATCCGCTCGAGGATCTCGGCCGTGTTCTGTCCCTCCGTTGCAGGTGGAGTTCGCTGGTATGCCGGAGGCGGTGTGGCTCCGGACTCCTCGAGCAGCCGCATCCCCTCGGGGTTCCGCTGGTACCGCGCGCCCATCTCGCGGTTTGCGCGGTAGTAGTTCTCCGGCGGAACTGCGGGAGCGGCCTGCATTGCGTACTCGATCTGCGGCAGTAGTCGCTCGCGAGCGGCAGTACGGAGATACGGTTGCTCGGCGAGAAAGCCGCTTTGCGAGATGATCGTGTCGAGTACCTGCTCGGGAGTGAACGGTGCATCAACGACTCGCCCGCCCACTGCTTGCTGTGTCGTGCCTCTCCACCAGGGGGCAATGGCGTCCAGGTCCATCGTCTGCTCGACCTGCTTGAGATCGTCGAGTTGCTGCATATCGCCGATGGTGTCCATTCGGTCTGATGCTGTCGGGTAGCCGAAGGCCCGATTGAAAAGCTCCTGCTGTACCTTCTCGATCTGTGGCTTCATCTGGAGTGCCACGACCGGGTCAGACACATTGGGGTCCGGGCTTACCCGTAGAACGTCCGGGTTGTAGTCGGACAGGCCGCCCAGGATCGGAGCGAGTTGTGGGTCACCGCCCCGGTTGGCGATGGCGTGATACTGGCCGAATAACTCCTCCCCAACGCGTCGTGGATCGACCTCGGCCTCATACCGTAGATCGGCGGCTTTCTGCCGACCGGCATACGTCGCGAGTTTCTCCGGGGTAGGAAACTGATCGCGTGACAGAAACACTCCCGGGCCTTGCTGGTAAGCCGGCAGGGCGGCGTCGGAGAGCTTGGCATCCATCACGTCTTCGGGGTCCAAGCCGTAGTCGTCGATCAAAGATCCGAGGATGTAGTCCTGGCGGCGGCCACGCCCCGACTGGTCGTATGGGCGAGCAGATGCCAGTGGCATCGCCCGACCCTCGAAGTTGCCGGCGATGTATTCGTCCTCGTCTGCTCGACGGTCGATCGCAGCGGCACGAGCCTCGCGGAGCCCGGGCTGCGCGCTCGAGGGGCTAGGCCGCATGAAGGGGAGTGACTTCTGCTCGAGCGGGTTAAAGAACGCATCGAGTTCAGCGCCGCGTTCGCCGGCGAGCTGCTGAAGAAGCGCCCGCTGTTCAGGTGTCTGGCTGCGATACGCCTGAGCGTAAGCCCCGATGACCTCCCCGAAGTTCTCTGCCTCATCTGGCGACGCAGGCCGTTTCGCCTCGTCGATCACCTGCAACATGCTGCTCGCCAAGTCTCGTAGCACCGGCACCTTGGCGGGATCTTTGGGGTTGAGTCCCATCTGTCGGGAGAGATCGTCACCGACGGTTTGAAACGTCTCAGTGGCTCGATTAGGCGGGATCGGCGGCAGGATGTCGTCTTCGCTGATCGCCCGGGCATTGGCCCGAATCAAGTCGGCAAACGATCCTCGGCCGGCCGGCTGTTCGCCGACGCCGCCGCGGAGGACTTGGGCTTCGTTGGGCTGGCGCTTACGAGCCTTTGCCATTCTTGCGGCCCTTGTATCTAGCCATCTTCATGCCGCGAGGGAGATCCTCGCTGGTCACGGTCGGGAGATTGGCTTTTACTCCCCGCCGATTCATTTCGACGTGAGCTGCGTTTTCGTCTTCTTCATCGCACTCACAGTCACAGTTGGGCTTGCCACAGCACTCGCACGCCTCCATCTGCTGCCGTGCCTTGCCTCGTTTGCCAACGGGCATGGAGTTGACCGCTTGCTGCCGGATGGCGTCCTTGAGCAGCCGACGCACGGCGTCTTCGGTGAGATCGCTCAGTTCAATCTCGAATTCGCCTTCCATCAGATGATGTCCAAGAGAGAGGAGAGGAAACTGGAACGCCGTTGCTTTCCTGCTTGGTACGCCTCCGCACTGAGCCGCCGGCGATTGAGGTCGCTATCTAACTGGTCGCCGCGCAGGGTGAGATCAAACGTCTGGTCGATGCGATTGCGGTCGAGCATCAGTGCCCGGAGCTTGTTCAGTTCATCGGCTTGGTTGTTTTGGAAGTCGAAGCGGCTTTCGGCATCACCGGAGAGTGAATCGAAGAGCGCCTGCTGGGAGCGGCCGATCTGGTCGGCCGCGCGGCGGTCAGCCTCGATGCCAGCGCGGTATTGGGCCATGCGACTCCCGGCACCAACTCCACCCGTCTGCGGTCGGTAGGCCCGTGACTGACCGGCGAAGCCCGCCATCGACCTGGCATCGTTTCTTGCCCTCCGCACGGTTTCGCCCGTGGCGAAAATCGGGCCGGAGTAAGTGGTCTGGAGCGTGCCGGAAGCGAACATCAGATGCCCCCCATCAACATGCTCAGGAGCCCACCGCGTCCGGCGCTTCCCCATGTGCTCGTGAGGCCGGCAAGTGGTCGTGCTCCACCGGCGAGGGCGTTGCCTACGAGCGGAGCAGCGTTGACGGCGTTGTTGCTGCCGAACACCGCCCCGAGGACGTCATTGGTGAGTTGCTGCTCGGCACGCTTTCGTGCCAAGTCTCGGTACTGCTGGATCTCCTGCCGCCCCTCCCGTAAACGCGTGTCTTGTTGGCGGGTCAACTGGCTTCGGTTCCTATCGAGTTCGTATCGCCCCTGGGCGACCCCTCGCTGAGCGAGCAGATCGCCGGACCGGGCCTTTTCGGCCCGCTGCTGATACTGCTGCCGGTACTGATCCATGCCGCCGGCCAGGGCATTACGGCTCATGTCCGCCATCGCCCGGGAGTAGGCGTCCCGGCTTTGATCTCCGGCGTGAGCCATGCCGCGAAACGCCTGCGGGTGCATGAAAGCAGCCCGCTTCTGCGATCCGGACAGGGGGTCGGTGGTGGAGATCAACGATTGGAACATGGCTTTGCCCTATTTATGGGGGCGACCTTCGGATTTCGGACTATGCGGAGGTTCGATAAGTGCAGGAAAAAATCGCATCAGCCGTCGCCGAGAGGTTGGCCTGGGAGATGAGGGCGACCGCGGTGGCCGTGTGGTAGGAGAGCACGAGGAAATTCGTGGAGGGCTCGGCGTAGCAGCTTTCCGGCCCCTGGGTCGTCCACCCGCCCTTGTAGGAGACTGCCCCGGCCGCGTATCCAGGCTGCCCGGCAAGCACCGTAAATGGCAGCCCGGAGAGGACAATGATCCCGCTGCCCGCGCTTGCCATTGCCGACAAAGAAATACGGCCTGTCACATGGACGAGGTCGCTGATCCTCGACCATCGGCCAACAGTCTGCCCCGTGATGTACGTGGCCGACGGATTAACCGACCCGGCGCCGATGGCCGAAAAAGCGGGCGTCCAAGTTCCCGTCGAATACGTTGGAGCGCCGAGCGCGGTGAGTACATCGGCCGCGGTGTTCTTCGACAGAAGGTTCTGCTGCACCCAGGGCGTGAATATCGTCGTCGATGGAACGGTCGCGTTGACCCAGCCGAAGATGCCCTTGCTCGTACCGTCGGATTGCACCACGGTGAGGTTCTTCAGCCCCCGCACAGCAATCTCGACGGAAGTGGCATCGGTGTCTTCGGCTACGTCTGCCGTCACGAACCCCTGCGGGGAGGTGAACTCGAGCGGCACTGCGTCGACCGAGTTAGTGGCCGGGTTCAGCCGCAGGTGTTTCCCGGCTCGCGAGTTGAGTTTGAGGCTGACGGTGGCCAGCGGGGCGCCATCCCGCACGGTGTTGTCGACACCGATGTATTCGCCTCCGCTGATCGAAGCCTTGGAGAGCGGGGGTACCGGTACGACCGGCTGGGCATTCTTGTAGGGGTGGTCGGAGAGGTCTGCGGCGTACTGCCCCGGCGCACCGCGGAGTCGACGCTCGTAAGGTTCCTCGGCGCTGTAGTCCAGATTTGTGAACTGATACTTCCTGGCATTCCGGTCGATCATCCGCAGCGACTTGGTGGGCGTCTGATCCGATAAGTCCTGCGATTGCGAGAACTGTGGGGTGCTCGCGTTGGCGAGGGCGTTGGCGATGACGCGGGCCGCGGCCGGCTGTAGGCCGCCGTCTATGAGGGCTTGGATCAGAGTTCCGTTACTAGCGGCCATCTACGACCCCCGAGACATCCATGCCGTAAAGCAGAGCTTGAGACGGGATGGGGTCACCTGCATTGGCCGGAGTCGCAGGGCAGCTCAACTCGACGGCAACATGGCGATCGGCCCCAGCCATATCGGAGAAGTTCCTGCCGGCAAACTGAGCCTTAGCTACCCCTGTGGCTTGGCCAAGAGATGACCGTCCCGAGGCCATGTCGAGCGTGGTTTTGGCACCAGCGGTGTCGTGGACGAAGCCCGTGCCTCGATCCCGAGCCATGACGTTCGAGCGCGGGGAATCGGAATTGTTGAAATACTCCCGCAGGTGCAGCACCTTCGATGTCTCTGTCGGCCGATAGGTGACTGACACACTCCTGTCGATCAACTGGTTTCTACGATCGACATTGGCATCGTTGACCAATTCCATCGCCCCAGTGCGAATCGTGAACGGCACGGTCGACTGTGGGAATTCGTCGTTGGCGAGGATCGGTGCCGTTGCTGTGGCCGTGGCTACCGCACCGCTTCCCCCACCGCCGGTGATCGTGAGAGTCACGGTGGGGAGAAACGTCTGGCCGGAATATGCTCCGTAGCCAAAACCCTGCTCGGCGATAAGGATCTCGGTGATCCGACCGTCCTGAACGATCGGGATGAACTGGGCTCCAAAGCCCGACTGGCCTGTGGTAATCGTGACTGTCGGCGTGGATGTGTAGCCCGTTCCACCGCTGGTGATCGTCACCGACTCGATAGAGCGGTACTGCGAGTCGACCAGCCCCGCCGCACGGTAAACGTCGCCATCGACCGCACCGTAGACAGGCTCATCGGGGTCGCCGGTAGCGCGGCGATAGTCGCAGGAGCAGGTAAGGCCGTTTGGCCAACTCTCGGTCCACCAAGTCTTTTCGGTGATGTTGAAGCACAGAGCCAAGTGGGGAGATGTCGCACCTGCCCCCTTGAGGGCGACAAAGGCCCGGAGGATGTTCGTGCGCTGGTCGACCTTGAGAAAGAACCGCTTGCGGATCGACAAGTCGAGCAAGCCCTCGTCGAAGTAGTTGGTGATCGCGTCGCTTAGTGACTCGACGCCGCCCGACCGATCCATGACATAGATGCCGCGTTCGTCCATTGCGAACAGCCGGTTGTCGAACAAGTCGAAGCACTGCTGGGATAGCACGCCGCGGTGGGCCATCAGCTGAATCGTGGCATCGACCGACGGATCGGTGTTGAAGGAGATCGCGTAGCAGTGGGCTGTCTGCATCGCGAGCAGATAGGTCGAGAACGGCACCAGGGCGGTCAGCGAATCGGTCGACTTCTGGTTGTTCTGTATGGGTAGTTCGTTGATGGCTGGGCATGACTCGAACTCGTCGTACTCGCTGTAGAAGATCGTGTTCACGTCCTCGCCGCTGGTGGATACCGCGTACCACATGCGGTCCCCGTAGGCGACGCACACCGCCATGTCCGTGCGAGGAATCCCGAAGCGATATGCGTTGAGATTTCCGTTCGGGAGTACGACGGGTACAGCTGCATAGAACGGCCGGTCGGAGTCGAACAATTGTTCGTCGGTCAGTGTGTCGGTGCCTTGAATCGATACCGTTCCTCCCTGCACCTTCCCCCACATTTCCAGGCGGTAGAAGACAAGCGACTCGTCACTGCTCGTGCGGTAGAACTCGACGATGGTGGCCCGAGAAGGAGCGGATACTCCGGGGATTGCCCACTGCATCGTGGTCGGGTTCGGTGACGCCGTGAAAAGTGTTGTGTCGACGTCGGTGATGGGGGAGAAGTCGGAGTAGTAGATCGGCCGCGTCATGTCCCGCAGCGTTGCGGGCGCGGTAGCGACCGTGGACGTTGCGGCAGCCGATACGGTGACGGTCGTGCCCACGATGGACACCACCTTCGTCATGAACGGCAGGGCGTCGTTCTCCACGACCATCCCGGGCGTCAGGCCCGAGGTGTTCGGCATGGTGATTTGGGCAGAGCCGGAGGTGGTGGAGATCAGCCTGGTGCCGATCGAGGTTTGGGACCAGTCCGCGAACCGGTAGGCACACCGGTAGGTGCCACGCATAGCGGGTCGCAGAACGGGGAGCAGCACTGCCGTTTGCGAAGATGTGGTTATGGCCGGGGAACTCGTGAACCCGGCCCCTGACTCCAGAATGTTGACTTGCGTGATCGCGCCACTGGATACCACGGCATCGAGCTTGAGTCCGTAGCCGCCGCCGCCGGTGACCACGAGCTGCGGCACCCCGTAGTAGGACGTTCCGCCGCTTGAGATGGTGATGCTTGTGATCCGGTCGGTCGTCGAGGCCGGCGTGATCTGGATCGCCTTGAACGTGTAGAGGTTGCTGTTTGCAAAGAGCCCGGGCGTTGTTGGTGGGGAGGTGTTGTTGGACCGCTGCTGGAGCCGCACGCTTGCGGTGTCGCCGGTCTTGAAGCCTGTCCCGGGAATCAGCACCGTGGGCTCGCCGAAGACCGGGCCGGGCGGCCCTTGTTGGCCGGGCGTGGCTGTCGCCGCCCGGAAATAGAACCGCATCCTGTAGTCGGTGAATGTCTTGGTGCCGCGAGCGGTGTTGTAAGTGGAGTAATACTCGTCGCTGAAGGCAGGCGAAGCCGGATTGATGTCGAAGTTGCTCCACACCAGGCCGTATTCGGCGGCGTTGGTCTGAAAGTGCTTGTAGGGATTGCCTGCCCCACCGGAGTAGAAGTTGAGAAACTGGTTCTCAGCCCCGGCATAGAGGTAGAGCAGGGCTGCGTTGACCTGGTCGAACTGAAGCGCGAAGAACGTGTTTTGCTCCATGCCGCCGCCGGTGCGGATGATCTCCACGGTGCCGGCAGCGATTCCCGCAGCAGCAGTGCCGGTAGAGCCCTGTCGGAAGTCCACGATGGGGCGCTGTGATGTGCCGTTCTCTGCCTGTCCGGCGTTCCACCACCCAAGGGTGTTGGTCGAAGTCAGCTGTGCCGTGCCCGTGTTGTTGGCGCGCTGCCAGCCCAAGCAGCACGCATTGGCGCCGTCGCCGGTAGTGCTGACGTTGAGCCACGAATCGGGGCAGTATTTCAGATAGATGCGGACGATCGGCGTCTGGTAGCCCGAATACGTCAGGTAGGGCGTGGTGCCTGTCTTCAGAGAGGGCACCAACTCGACGTCGACGAACGGTTGGCCGTTGGCGACCTGGACCGTTGCGGTAGTCCACGTCCACTTGTCGTCCGTGTCGTTGGCAGTCTCGACCTGGTCACGCGGCCCCGTGTAGTACCGCAGCGACACCTTGCTGTAGTCATACGTATAGAAGTCCGCGTAGAGCGTGTACGGGTTCTGGGGCACGCCGTTGAGGACGTTGCGGTACCGGGCCTCGTACTCGCGGCGCTTGTGGAATCGCACAAGGAAGTTCGGGGTGAGTGCGGCGAAGAAGTCGTGGTTGTTTCGTGACCACTTGTATTGCTGGAAGAAGTTCCGGAAGGAACCAGTGTTATTGGCTTGGTAGGGAGTGTTGTCGTCGGTGTCCCGCCAGTATTCCGTTGCGGTGTAGGGGGATGCGTTCGTGGGCGTCAGCATCGTGTTGGTGGAGTTGCCAAAGAACGCCCCGCTGGGCCTCACCGGCCATGAGGCGTCTTGGGTTCCACCAAGGCCGTAGGAAAGCCCATCCACCAAGGCGGTGAACTCGAATCGGGCGAACGCACCGCTCCCGGTCGAGCCGGCCCCCGGCGTGAGTGGCAGCAAGGCAGACCACCGCTGGGAGCCGGTGTCGAACGTCGCGCTCACCCCCTGAGTGGTGCTGCCCGACAGATGCGCGATACTGACCGATCCGGTTGTAAGGTCGTAGCCATGCGAGAGGGCAGCGTTGGTCGTGCCGGTGATCGTCGCGCCGTTGATGACAAGCTGCTGGGCGGCGAGCGTCTGCGTTGCCGCCTTGTCCATTACGAAGCTGTTGGTCGCTGTGGACACGCTGCTGACAACGGTGGCGGACTGCACGCCCGTGCCGCGGACGTTCATTCCGACCTTGACTGGAGCAATGTTGGCAACGCTCGTGACGCTAGTGCCGGCGTTGGTCAGATTGCCCGTCGTCACCACTGTTGGCTCAAAGCCCTGCAAGCCTGGGTCTACGCCAATGACCCCGTAGGCAAGAAAGCCGACGCCTTTTACTCCAGACTCGTTGACCGTGAGCGTCGGGGGGCTCGAGTACCCAATTCCGCCGTCTATCACGTCGACGGCCACCACCGCACCGCCCTGGATGATCGTCTTGAGCCGTGCGGAGCGGGTTGGCGAGCCACCGGAAATCACCACTGGCGGCGGTGCCCAGTACGAGCCACCGCCGTTAACGACGTCGACTCGCTCGATGAAGTAGCCATTGCCGGTGGGCGTAACAGTCGGAGTGACGGTCGGGGCAGGCAGCCCGATCGGCTGGGCGGGAGTGGCCGTTCTCGTCGTGACAATGGGCGCTACGCCGTTTCCGAAGAAGCAGTGGATGCGTCCATGCCGGTCTTCGCAGAAGGTAGGACTTTCCCGGGAAGTGGTCGTTGCGGTGTGAACCGTTGTGACCGTCCATTGGTTCTCGTTGCCGCTGGGGACGGGAGACAGGTAGCGAATCTGCGTGGTGCTCGCGTTCGGCTTGGAGGCGACGATTAGCGTGTCTGAGACGCTTCCGCCATTGCTGACGCGGTAGACGCCGATGATCTCGTCGTAGTCCTTTGCGGTGTAGACAGCCTCCATACCAGCTCGCGGAACCAGTTCGCCGGGGCGCTGAATCTGGAGGTTGTTTTGCTTGACCGCTGCACCAGGGGGCAGGGCATACGGGCTGACGCTGGGAACGGCTCCGAGCCACTTATCGATGCGCATGGCTCACCCTTGGTCGGGAAGTTGTGCCGACTTCCAGCCCATCGAACGGGCAGTCGGGTAGTCGAGCATTCGAGGCCGGCCTGAGAGCGGAGACACGACGTCGTTCTCCATCGCCAGCCGCAGGTCGCGGTTGAAAAGCTGCACGGCCTCGATGGCAGATTTGCCGGCAAGCCGGGCGTACCACATCTCGGTGGCCGAGAGGATCGCCGTATACATCTGCGGTGAGCAGTCGATGGTGTCGCTGATCGCGTACTTGACGTTGCCAGGGATGGTTCCAGATATGGCCTCGGAGAGCGTGAGTCCGGTATCGCTTTGTCGTGCCGCGATTTCCCGTTCTTGCTGATACGGGTTGAGTGCCCCAACGGGGTCCGCCTCCGTTGTCGCCGTTCCGAAGCGAATGACGGCACCGGCACAGTCGGTCGGAAACTGAGTGCCCGTTCCCGTGACGGTCGCTCCCGTTACCGAGACAAGGCCTTGGCGGCACACGGGCTCATAGCCCATGTATTTCACGATCTTGGGGATATACCGATAGGTGTAGTGGACGACCGTAGCGTTCTGCGGCACGCCCACGAAACGAACCTGGTACCGGTCCGAATTCACGTCGGACCGCATCAGTGTGTAGTAGTACGGCTCGCCGCTGCCCCGAGAGTTGGTTTCGAGTCGCTGCCACTCTTGCGGCGTGATGTAGCAGTGAAGTGTGCCGACCGTGTCGGTCACCAGGGCGTCGATGTCCTTGAGGTCAGCGGGCAGGTCGTAGTACGTCTGCACGAGGACCGTGACAGTTTCGGCTCCCTTTGTCTTCTTTGCTGCCGCATCGAGCGTGATTGTGGTGCCGCTGATAGCGGTGATTCGCACTGGGTAGGAAAAGTATTCCGCAGAGATGTCGAGAAGCCGACCAATCACCATGCCCGTCGAACTGGCGACCGTGATTTGGTTACTTCCATTTGTGATGGCGGTCGCCGTCGTGCTGATCTGCTGCGTCGTGAAATACCCAGTCTTCGTGTGCCAGAGCCATTGCCGCGTCTGGAAAACCTCCCGAACGCCGTGGATGACGGCCTGACGTACTGCGCGGTGTTCTCCATCCTGCGCCCCACCGCCAGTTGTCGTGAGGAGGTGATCGACGACGTCCTGAGCCGTGAATGTCATTTCCGCCTCCACTTCGGTGCGTACTTGTCGATGACGATCTCCCGCAGCTCTCGCTTACTCTTGCCAGGGTGGTTCCTTCGCTCGACCGCCGACAACTTGCGGACGAGCCGATCGCTCAGTGGTGTGGCGGGCGGCGGCGGTTCGGCAACGCCCTGGTGCTCGACAATCCCTCGCACGTTGAGGTTGCGGACCTGGGCCACTTTCTTGATGTCAGCGGCGCTATCGATCCACGCGGCGGGATCGCAGTGGGCTCGCTTGTCTGCCAAGCCAGAGCAGTAGTATTTGCCACTGATGTTGATGCCGGCCGCCCGGGCTTCGCGGGTGATTCGCTGCGCTTGATCCTTGGGCATCTCGTCGAGCCACTGCTCGGCGTAGCGGCCTTGCATGACGGCCCGATCGGTTCCCTTCACGCCCGGGGGCTGCTGCAGCGCACACATCTCTGCCCAGCGATGGCCGTATCCTTCCGATAACAGCCGCGCATACATGCGCACTGCATGAGAACCGGCTCGCTGAATGTCCGCTGGTACGTCTTGCATGGGAGCACCTGGGAGTGCATCCCACCGCGCTTAGCCGGTCAGTTCCGGCGGCAAACCGCCCCCCGCCGAAGCAGCCTGCGGGCCCGCGGGAGGGGGTGGCAGGCCGAGCGGCGCTTCGGGCGGGGGGGGCGGCGGGGGGATGAGGTACGGAGCTGCATCGATGTCGAGACTCATCGCCCAGTCCCTCATTAGGGCGTTGAAAGGCTCGACTACCCCCCCGGTTGCAAGCGGAGCCAAGATCGGCCCCAGTGTTTGAATGGCCAGCGTCATCTGCTCGACGCGGCTCGATTTGTTCGGTTTGCGTGCGCTGCCAGCCTCGACCCGAAACAAGAAGTCTCGGGTGAGGCTCGTCAGATCTCGCTTTGCGACGTGTTGCTCCCACGCGATCGCGCCCATCGGGCCAAGCACCGGCGCGACGTCGCTCGGCTCGAGTAGCCATCTCACGGCCAGAGCCTCTCGGCGGGCCAGCGTGGACATGGCGTCCTCCAACTCGTTCGCCATGGAGTCGGGCCTGACCGCCACGTTCTCCTGTTTGATCGTTGCTTCGGCGGCACTTCTGAACTGGGCTCGGGTGTATCCGTGAACCAGCTCAGTGAGTCCCGTGCGTTGTGCGAACTGCTCTGCCACGGCGGTCAGAATGTCCCACAGGTCTTTCGTCACCTGCGGCATCTGGAAGGTACTGATGACGTCCTCGATCCGCCGGCCAAGCAACTCGGCCAGTTCGATAATCTTGAAGCCACCCTCGCTGGGCGAGAGCAACTGATCTTTGAGTTCCTGGTCGGCTGCCTTCTGCACCGCGATGATCGTTTCGCAACTGGTCGCGATGCGGCTGGCGAGGAAGGACATGCCCCAGTTCAGCATCCGAAGCTCCGCCACTCCCGGTTTGATGTGGGAGATGGGCCACGCGTACCCGGGCTTCGGGTGGAAAGCGAGCGGGACGAAGGGCCAGCCGCCGGGGTCAACGTAGTAGGGCACTGGCCAGGCGGTGCGGAGCATCACGCTCTGCGGGATGCCCGCCTGCGGATCTACGTCTTCCTGCAACACCGACGGCGGGAGGTTCAGCGGATAGTCGACACCTTCGCAGATGACGAGGTAGCAGTATTTTCCAAGTGCGTCGAATATGCCCCGACTCTTTTCCGGTGCGTCTTTGAACCGGTCACCGGCGCCACACTTGCTCCAGACCTTGTAGTAGGTGACGAGCCTTTGGGTCTGTCCAGATTTGCGCTTCGAGGATCGCGGTTCGTTGTCGGCCTTGATCTCGGTGTTGCCGTCGAGATGCTTGCCGAGTTCTTCCTCCGGAATCCCATACTCGGCGGCGACTTCCTCGAGTGGACGGACGCAACGACGAGCGCACCAGAGCATATCGTCCATGTTGTCGAAGTCTGGGTCGATCAGCAGGTTGTCGACCGAGTCGTAGAAACTCCCGACCATCCGAATTGGCTGCTCGCCGGGAATCTCGACCAGCTCGGGCCAGAGCACGCCCATGCCCTTCATCAGCCCTTCGTTCACGAACTTCTTTGCTTGACGCTTGAGGTCGAGTTCGTTGGGGGTGTAGTTGAGATACGCTTCCAGCAATTGCTTAGCGATGTCCCGGCTCATGCGGGACTCGGCGTCGGCCTGGGCGACCGCCATGAGTTGCGTCTGCTCGGGCGACAACATGCTCATGTCTGCCGGCAGACCGTAGGCTTCGGGCGGCAGGTCTGGCTGTTGCAGCACCGTCACCGTCCGCACGGGATTCCGGTGGTAAATGACAGCCCCAAAGATCTCGATCAACTCAAAGACCTTGTTGACCTGCATCCGGAACGCAGGCGGAGCGATTGAACTGTTGTAGCCACGCTCTCCACGGGCGTAGGCATCCTTCCACATCCAGTTGTGGTCGCCATCGTAGAAGAGCGCCGCCTCCTTCGCGTCATCGGCGAAGGGCTTTTTGTATTTGATCGCCGCCTCAAACTTCTTCGTCCAAGTGCGAACAAGTTGGCGCAGCGGATTACTTTCCGGCAGGCTTTGCTTGGCCATTGTTCGCCAACTTGTGAATGAGCGTTGTGAGGGGGGCGTAGTCCCAGCAGCCCAGTGCTTCCCAGCCCGGGTTCTCCAGCAGGGCCGGATCGTCTTTGTGGTGGACGCTCGACTTCTGCACGAAGCCGGTCGGGGTGAAAGCCAAGAGGTTCACCGTGCATTCACCGCGCTCGTCCGTGACCCATCCGATGCACGGATTGGAGAAGTGGTGAATGTCCGTGGAAAACAGGATCAGATCGCCCGGCTGCGGGCGGGGCATGGAGAACTGGGTCATCAGTTATGGGCTCCTTGTGGGCCTAAGTATACAAATGATCCCTTATGCTCGCCGGCGGTGCGGCGGCGTTTTTCGAGCCACTTCACCCACCAGGGATCGACTTCGTGATGCGTCACCGGCGGCTTGTGGTAGGCCGGCCGGTAGGCGGCCAGATACTCCAAGCACTGACAGAGGTGAACCTCTCCCCGGGTGTTGGGTTTGTCCGTGACGATGGCCGTCCCGTTGACGTAGTTGACGATCTTTCGGTACCGCTTGATCTCTCGCTCAAGGTCGGGAACCGCGCCTGCCAGAATCCGCAGTTGCGGCGACCCGCTGGGCCGAATGTGCATGGCCGCCCGCGTACTTTCACAGCGGGCGATCACGTCATCGCAGCCCGCCAAGAATGAGCTGCCTGTGATTTGCGAACGCACGCCCCGCTTCATGAGCTGCTCGGTGTATTGCTCGACGGGCAACCGGCCGGAGCCGATGTCGCGAAGCCGACCGCCGTGGGCGTCGATCAGAAAGGCGTGGAAATGCTGCCCCTCCACCTTTTTGGCGAACTGCTCGCCGAACACGACGGCGTTGGACTGCCGGAGGTAGAGCTGGTCGTAGACGAGCCAGAAGTCATCGGTTGGGGGCACTGCGGCGAACAGTACGGCCGTGACCGCGTGCCCGGGGTCCACCACGGCGTACCGGCACCAGTTGGATGGCACGCGGCCCTCGGGGAGCTGATCCCGCGGAAAGCCGTGGATGCTCATGTCGAAGGACGGGTAGACGAGCACCGAGTCCACGGTGAAGTCGCCCTCCGCTCGCATCCGCAGGACGTCCTCGCCGCTGGCCGCCCAGCGGGCGATGCTCGCCTTCTTCTCGTCGGCGTCGAGGTATGGGTTGTCGAGAAACCGTAGTCGGAACTGCCGAATCAACGATTTGTCGCCGAGTTCTGCTTCGCTCGCGTCGGCGCGTTCCTTCATCCCGAGAAGGGCGTTGTTCGTCGAGTGTGGCATCGCAGACCAGCAGAACTTGCCGCGGCGATCCACGATGCGAGCGAGAGACTCAGGGATCCAACGCTCGTCGTTCAAGTCTTCGTCGACGTGGATGCGATCAGCCTGGTAGCCCTGGACAGGCTCGCCCTCGCTCGAGAAGAAGTGAATCTCCCAGCCAGTCGTGAGCGTAATCTTCTGGCAGTAGCCGGCACTTTTGAGAAGCCAACTGATTTTCTTCACGAAACGCGGAGCGATAAGCGGCGGGGCGGGACGGGCTTCGCTCCGTCTGGCTGCGTCGAGAACCGGATCGAACGCTCGCCATTCGCCGGTGCCAGCGTCCTTGATGATCTTGAAGGCACCGGGTTTCATCAGAAGGGGAAAACACACGAGCCCTAGGTGCTTCCAATCTTTTCCGATGACGACGAGTATCCCGCTCTCCTTTGGGTATTTGTCGAAAGGGTCTTGGCCGGTGACGGCCCGGGCATCCTCCACGAATGTGCAGAGCGATTTTCCCGACCGGTTTCCGCCGATGACTAGGATTTCACTCGCCCGACAGCGATGAATCTCCTCCTGGTTGGGGTTCGGGCGATAGAGCTTGAGAGCCTCGATCTTCCGTTCCCGCAGCTCGTTCTGCAGGTTCTTCAATTCGTCCCGCTCGAACTGCGTCAGGCGGGGCACCGTCGGGATTCGCGGCGGTGAGAGCTTGGGATGCCTTTTGGGCTTTTTTGCCATCGTGAACCTCCCCTTGGATCACTTGCACGGCCTGTTGGAATCGGGCCTGCAACTCTTGCTCGAGTTCGTCTTCGGACCAGAGCGAGAGCGGCCGTTTGACGCCCCCTTGATCGACGTTCTTGGAGACGAGCCGGCAGATCGTTTCGAGCAGCCGGTTCCTCGCGCTGCCCCCCGGCGGCGAGTCGTAATACTGCTTGACGAGCATGGCGGCGAATCCGCCGGTGCCGCCGAAGTATTCGATGACGCGCTCGATGACTTCGGCGCTATGGGGGATGTTCGATCCGCCGGCCTTGACCTGCGAAAGCCAGAAATCGACACCAGACGCCTCAACCTTTGCCAGAGCGGCCCGGCGCTTGGCTTTGGCTCGACGCCGTTCTGCTTTTTTGGCGGCCTTACCGCAGGTGCGGCAGTAGGGGCGAAAAGCCCCTTCGCGAAGTCCGAAATGCTCTTGAGTAAGCGGGAAGGAAATCCCGCAACGCTCGCACAGACGGCTTTGATCCATGACCAAATGGCGACAGCCTGCCGGTAGACCCGACAGGCTGTCCGAAGGTTCCGGATAGGTCGGGCCGTCAAATCTGGTCGCATTCCAGATTGATCCGCGCCGTGGTTTCGTTGGCGTTGTAGCCGGCCCCAAAGATCACGCTGCCGCTGACGGCTCCCGTCGTGTTCGGGCTCACGGTCACGGTGGTGCCGCTGATCCCGGTGACGGTCGTGTTGGCAGCGATGCCGGTGCCCGACACCGTCATGCCGACGGTGATGCCGGCGGCGTTACCCACGGTGAACGTCGAGCCGATACCCGCCGAAGTGCCGGTTGTAGTGACGCCAGGGCGGATGGTCACGCCCACGATCGGATTCGTGGAGGTGTGCGTCTGGATCGTGCCACCGGAGGACGACACCTGCACCTTGCCTTGGGCGGCAATGAGAGCGTTGTCCTTGTTGACCGTGACCGGCCCCTTTACGACCAGCCACACGATGTCGTTTGGCCGCACGTCGATGTTGAGGTACTCGTCGAGCACCCCGAGCATCTTGCCGTTCGTGGTGTCCGTCGTAGTAGCGGTGGCCGAGAACGTGGCGAGCGGGCCCATGTCATTCATGACATAGACCTTGCCTCTGTCGGCCCCCAGCACGTTGATCAGCGAAGTGCCGACGTATCGTGCGGCGATGCAGTAGACCAGGCGGTTGCTGTTGCGAATCGCCGCAGGTCCGGTGCCGGGCACGACGTCTTGGAACGCCTTGACCTGCCCGACGATTTCGGCTCCCGCGATGGGGTTGCCGTTCACGTCGAGTTCGATCACCTCACCGTTGAGGAGCGTGGCGCCGCGAGGGAACGGAGGATCAGAGAACAGGCTGGACATGCGACGTACTCCGAGTGAAAGGGGTCAGGCGATCGGGGCGAGCAGGAAGAAATTTCTCGGCGAACGACAGCGGAGGTTGGCCAAGACAGAACAGGCGTACCTGTAGCTGGAAAGTTCCTCGTCGTAGAACGGTCCCTCGGCAACGAACAGCGTGTTCTCGAGGCTTCGCAGTTCCATGTTGCCGATCGAGAGGCCGTAGCCGCGATTCGCGGGGCAGGCGTACTCGCTCGTCACGGAGACACCGTCCTGCTGGAAAGTGTCGGTGAAGCCCAGCGCCGACAAGCCGGTGTTGCTGCTGACCTGGATGCGCTCTTTGCCGTCGAGCGTCGAGAGATACTGGATGTAGAGCTTCCGATCGAGAATCACCATGTCGATGGCCGCTTCGCGAGTATCGTTGCGGCGACAGTGGTGAATTCCCGCGCGGGTTGCTTCCACGCAGTTGTCGGCCCACGTGTTCTTGTTTTTGAAGCCCGTGCTCGTGTAATTCACGATACAAGGCGCGTAAAAATCTAGTTCAGGGTCGACCGGTGCTTCGGGCCATGTTCCGGTAGATCCGATGCGCCCACCGCCGTAGTAGCCGAGTTGCGTGGAGAGGCCGGCGTAGTTGTCGGATGGGTAGCCGAATCGGTCGATCGCGTTGCCGGTAGTACGCTTCGTTGCCACCGCAGCTCCGGCGGCTTCGCTGATGGTGCCGTCAAAGCCGAGGAACGAGTCGAGGCCGTGGAAGTCGTTTTCTCGGCCGGGTGCGTTCCCATCGGAATAGACCTGGTACGAGAGGTGCTGCTCAAGCGACTCCTGCAACCGCTGCGCCATCTGGCCTGCGACGTTGACGAGCGCTTGCTGCCCACGGTTCTCCAGGAGCTCGCGCCTGAAAACCGAATCTTGGGTCGTGAAGCCCCTGTAGGGAAGTTCGGCGCGCTTCCAGAGATTCTGGCGAGCGAAGGTACGCGGTGTGTCACCAGTCGAACCCGAAACGGGTGCCGACCTATATCTCACATTCCAGTCGAAGCCCCTGCCCGATTGGTTCATGAGTACGTTGCCCGACTGCTCGAGCATCGCGAACACCTTGAACTTGCGGAAGGTGGCTAGCTCTTCTTCCCTCAGGTGCGCCGTGATCGTCGTCCCGATTACTCGCGCCCAGTCGCCTACGCTGGCCATGATGCGTCACCTTTCGTGGGTTAGATCAGTCCTTCCTCCGCCAGCTTCGTTCGGAACTTGTCCTCGAATGAAGTTCGTGGCGGCGGCACTCGCGGGTCGGTCGTTCCCGGAGAACTTCTCGGAGCGGTTCTCATCGCCTGTTGGCGGAGAAACTCCATGTTCTTCCGGGCTGCGTCTTCACCGGGAGTCGGCTGTTGCGGTGTCGGCTGCTGGGTGGAAAGTCCTGCCGTGGCTTGCTGGTAGAAGTTGAGCAACAGCTCGCGTTCGACCATCGCCTTGGCGTACTCCCAGCGGGGCTTGGCCCCTTGGATGCCGCTCCGCTTGGCGTCCTCCACATATTTTTGGGCGAGAACTGCCTCTCGAGAGACATTCCCTTTTTCGTCGCGAAGCCAATCGGCGTTCTCGTGTTCGACCTGGGCGACGAATTGCTCCTCGTCCCGGCGGGCCAACTGCTGTTGGATCAGCTCTTGGGCACGCTGTTCGGCGACCTTCGCCACCATCGGAGCCAGCGTTTCCTCGGGGTTTTCGAGGAATTTCTTGGCGAAGTCGGCCCGGTACGCTTGGTACTCGGCCAGGGCATGCCGAGCGTCCAACGGGGCATCGGTAGCGATGACTTCCCGACCGTTCTCGTCTTTGACGAGGTACTGCTTGAACGCATCGCGGATCTTGGGCGGGTTCCACCAGCCCTGTTCCTCCGCTGTCTGTTGCGTCGCCTGTTGGGGGGCTTGTTGGCCAGCCTTCCACCGCTCGTAGAGTTCCCGGTTTGACAGGTAGTCGCTGGCAACCGGGAGGATCGACTGGTACTGCCGGAGCTGGTGCTGGAGTGCCTGCTCGCGTTGGAGTGCCTGGTAGACGCTCGACGCGATTTCCTCCTCGGGCTTGCCCTCGAAAGCCGGCAGGTGCTTGAGGGAATCCCAAGGAGAAACGGCCTCGACCGGGGCTTCCTCCGCCGGCGGGGCAGGGGAAGCCGCCTCAACGTCGGGGCTCGCGTCGACCGTTTCGGCCTCGGGAACCTCGACAACCTGTTCGTCCGACACGTCGCTGGGCATCGCTGCCTCGCCGGGTTTACCTCGCCAATGATTGACGGCCGTACAGTGTTGTACCTCTGTCTAGTAAACCCCGCAACTCGCCCTGCCTTCGTTGATAGGTGTCGTCCAGGTGCCGTCGATAGTTCGGGTCGTTTGCCTTCACGGGGTTGCCCTGCTCATCGGTGACGATGCTGGTTTCCATCGGCGCGAAGAACGACGCGAACGCGCTCGAAGTCGACTGTGTTGGCCCCGGTTGGTTGGCGGCCTGCATGGCGGTATTCGTCGGGATTTCTTGCGCCAAGTCGTCGAGCGTGTTGTCGACGGTCCGCCGGATAGCTCCTGCCCCCGAAAGAGCCGCCCGGCGCGCGACGGCCTTGGTTCCGGACTTCGACGCATCCATGAGGCCGCCTAGCAGGGACGGGCTACCCTTCAGCCCGCCGGCCCCCAAGGTGAGAATCGTTTGGAGATCCACCGCATCTCTGGGGTAGTTGGCGATCATTTCCCCAAATGGCGACAGGTAGGTTGCCTCCACCGGCTTCGCGGGTTTGCTCGGGGAACTTCTCCCCATCCAGTCGTGCCCCGCCAGAAATGCCTCGACAGGGATTGAGTAGTTCCTGACCAACTCCGGGTATTCCGCGTTGGCGAATCCCCGGGCCTTTTGGTCGAAGTCCCGTAGGTCGCGGATCAACTGCCGCATTTCGCGTGGATCGGCACCGGTGGGGTAGCGAGGGGTGATTCTGAACAGGTCGTCCCGCATCTTCTGGAGCTGCTCGCGATCAGCGGCCTCGAGATCGAGGTTGTAGAGGTACCGCTCGGGGAGCTGCTGGTTGTAGTAGGGGATGTAGTTGTCGGTGGAATCGAGCTTCGTGGTGACGCCCTCCAGCGTCGTCGACGAGATGCTTGGATACTTCGCTCCGCCGGCTGAGGTGGCGGCGGTGCCGTCCGGTTCTCCCTGTTTCCACCAATACATGCTCTCCGTGAGCCGGCCCGTCGGCGTGTTGAATCGGCTGGCAGCAAGCGCCGGCGTTGCACCTGGAATACCGGCCCGCATGTCGAACGGAGCCCCGAGGACGCCGAGAACCTTCGATCCGAGGTCCGACCACACTGGGGCGAAATCCCCGTTCTGAAACGTCGTGAAAAGGTTGTAGACCCGTTCCGACTGATAGCCCTGCTCGCCGTCCGAAGTAAGACGATACCGGGACTCTAACGGGCCATCCTTGGCGAACTCCGCCACCTGTTCGGGCGTTGCCCCAGTATCCCAGCCATGTTCGGCGTTGCGGCCCGGGAGGTTGTCCCTCAACTGCCCGAGGAGCGCGTCACGAAGGGCGATGCCGGCTTCGTCGCTCTCGTCGAATGGCATCCCTGCGAGTGACTGTTTGGCCGTGTTGATGGCGGATTCCGGCAAGTTGCTTCTTGCCGCTGCCATCGTGAGGTACTCGTCGGGAGTGACCACGCGATCACCGATCTTCACGACCGGCATATCCATCGCCTGCCCCGTTGCCTCGAGAAACAGGGCGTATTCCGGCGGCGGTTCGGCTTGGAACTGCTGAATGTCGTCCGGGTAAAGCTGCGTGTCGAGCCGCTTGGAGAGGTATTTGCCCGCAGCGTTGGCCGAGTCCTCGATGGCCTGTCCCGCCTGCCGATACAGCCGTTGAACCAGCGTTTCCCCGGCTTTGGCTCCTCCGTAGTAGCCGTAGGACTCAGGCATTGGGACTCCTTCGCCACGTGCGGAACAGTTGCTTGTGGTCGTTGCTCGATAGCCACCAGAGCACGAGCAGCCTCACAAGCTCGCCGATGAGGCTGGATAGCACGATGATCCAGATCGACCCGTAACGCCGGCCGTTGTAAATCCGGCGGACGTCCGATCGCAGCGAGTCCGCCATGTAGGTGAAGGCCTGCGTGTCACTGTCGGCGGCCTTGGTCATGTCATCCGACCATCGATCAAGGGCGAGGGGTAACAGCGCAAGAACGCGTCGACGCCCCGCGACCCACTTCGATGCCGGGAGACGGGACCAGACCCACTCCTCGAGCCCTGCGTACTCGTCAGCGGCAGGGGCCATGAGTCTTCTTCATCTGCTCGTAGGCAGCATTGAGCTTGTCGTGGATCGTCTTGCCCTTGGCGGGCTTCTTGGCGTTTTTCTTCATGGCACGTGCCCCGAGAATGGGATCACCCCCTTTCCTTCGGATGCGCCGGCGCGGCCGGCTAGGGCGGTGGGGTCGCCCTATTTATGGGAGGCAAGCAGCCTCTTTGGACCCAGGAGAGTCTGACTTTTGCAAGGCTAGTGGTGACACAACCCCCGTTTCGCCCGGGATTGGCGAAGTTGTGTCACCAGGCAGTGGCCATTTGCGGTGCGAGCCTTACGTCGGCGTGTGCAACTGCACCTGGCGGCGGAACTCGAGCGGGCTGGCGAGGAACGCGAAGCTCTGCTTCTCGGTCGCGACGGCAACTCGGACGGTGCCGAATCCGAAAATCCGTCCCACGATCCCTTGGTCAACTGCCAGAGAGTCCACCTTGCCCAGCATCAGCTCCATGGTTTTCCGGCGAATGAATCCCTGTTTCATGATTACCCGCCGGTTCGTCACCGCAAACTCTGACGTTTTGTAGGTGATCGCGTGGGAGATGGCGCTGACGATGCCCGCCAAGACCACGAAAACACCAAGGATGATCGCCCCCAGCCCGGCGTCTCGTTCGCTGGCATTCATACTGATTCCCGTCCGAAACAGGAAAAAAGCGAATGCGAACCAAAGGAGTGGCCGCAGGAAATAGAACCAGTGGAGGTGAGCCCGGTAGACGACCTGCTCGTTCGGCAGCAGGTTGGAGTCGACATATCCACCCCGTTTTCTCGCAACTGGCGGCGCTGCAGTAGTCACCACTGACGGGGCGGGCGACGCCACTGCCGTTGGTATTGCAGACGGCGCTTTTGCGACAGGAGCGCGGGGAGGTGGGGCAGGATCAGCTGCGATGGGCGGCTGGACGAATAGCCCTTTCACCCTGCCGGCCGGCACCCATGGGCCGTTCTGATTCTGCGAAACCTCTGTGGTCTGATCGATCTTGCCGTCAGCCACCAACTGCTTGAGCTTGGCTGAGTCAAGCGGGCCGTAGACCTTCCCATTTCCACGAACGAACCATGTGGCGGCCATGTCTACTTGTTTTCCTCGGCGTTCGGCTTGCTAGGTACGAGTGCTTTCACGGAGGACACAGCGATTGGATCATTCCCATCGACGGTTAACTTGCCGCGAGACAAATCGCGGATGTACCCGAAGGACAGGTCATCGTTCTTCCGTACGATGGAGAAGTAGTCATCGCGTCCGTCAAACTTGATGCTGCGGACGTTCGAGAGACGGATGTTCTGGCTCGTGTACGCCGGATGTCCCGCCACGTACATCGAGAACACGCTCACGTTCAGTTGGCCGTCCTTGAGCCCCTGGACGTTCCCTTCGACCTTCTGCCCATTCTTCATGGTGATCTCGTCGGCAATCGTTATGCCGCAGGCTAGAACGCAACAGATCAGTGCAGCAGAACGCATGATTCCTCCCGGCTAACGAACAGACTGCGGGGAACGCCGCTTATCCCTTTCGGCTTTATCCATCTTTCTCCACTCCCAGGGAGGCACACGACGGGGATCGGCCCACAAGCCGCGGCCAGCGTCCTTGGCAGCCTTCTCGCCATCGGCGTACTTTTTGCTCTGGTCGTACTTGGTGTAGTGCCAGGCCATGCCAGCCTCGAGCATGGCCAGCCCCACGTCACGGCCATCGACGTAGACGCGTCCGATGGTGCGGTCGTACTTGTCCGGCCCCTCGGTATCGATACGGACGGTCTTGCCAAAGACCAGACCCGAGAGCGTTGACTTCGCCCGGTTGGAGAAAGGCTGGCCTCTCTCCGGGGCATCGATTCCATCGAAGCGAACGCGGTGCTGCTTCTTGGAGTTGTCGAGGACGTCGATCGTGTCGCCGTCGATGACACCCACAACCTTGCCTTCAAGTGCGAAGGCCGGCGACGCGAGCACAGCGAGGAGTACGAGAGAGCGAAGCATTGGAATCCGCGAGGACTGTGGGATCGCGGATTCTGGATTACCCGAGGGACAACCTTGGTCCAGCGCCTCTATCCTCCAAGACGAGAATGGGGGGTGTCAGGGGCAAAATGGAATTCGGGAAAAAATACGGGCGGGGCACGTGACAGATGTTTTCGCGGGGCCGGGGGGGCCGGGGGAGGGGTCGGAAGCCCCTGCCCCGTCTAGGTTTGCGTTCCCCCCGACGGTTCCCTGCCGCCGACCGGCCCCGCGCGCCGCCACCGGTCGAGTCCCCCGCTCCCCGTCCCTCCCCCTCCCGGTCTGCCCCCTCGCGGGTCTGCCCCGTTCCCCCCCGCGCTCCGGCCCCGTGCCGGCCCCGTGCGGCCCGTTCCCGCCGGCCCCCTGCCCGGGATACCCCCGCGGCCCGTCGCGGCCCGTGCGGCCCCGTCGCGGGCCGGGAGCATCGCGGGCCGGAGCATCCCCGCGCGTCGATCCCCGGGCCGTCGGCGCATGAAAAAACCCCCTGCCCCGTGGAAGGGGCAGGGGGCAGGGATCGACGCCGACGGGAAGCCTACGCGCTCCCCTTCGCGGCCCGCGCTTCGGTTCCCTTCGCGGTCGCAAACTCCGCCCACCGCGTGACGGCTTCGGGGTTTTCGAGCATCCATGCGAGAAGGTACGCGCACTCCGCGGGATCGCCGGAGATTCCGCGCGTCGGATGATGCCGGCCCTGAGCATCCTTCCAGAAGCGCTTGTTGTACGTCAGTTCGGCGTACCCTTCGCGGTTCACGACGATCTCGACCGTCTTCCCGTTGGGAAGCATCTCGACCCCCTTCGCGTACTCGTATCGGGGGTTCGGCTTCAACTCCACGAAGCCGGCTTTCGGCTTCGGCTTCCCGGCTTCGGCTTCCGCTGCGCGCTTCTCCGCTTCCGTTGCCCGCGCTTCCGCCGCCGCGGCCCGCGCTTCGGCTTCCTGCGCCTTGCGCTCGATCTCCGCGATACGCGCCGCAATGTCGAGCATCTTCTGACCTGCCATGACTGTCTCTCCGTTCAAGAAAACTTCGCCGGCCGCACGGCCGACCCGAAGCATCCTTCCCGGCACCCCCCTGCGCTCCGTTTGTCTCTCTCCGGTGCCTGGAGCCTCGAAGTGATCGGAGTGTTGGGTCGGCGTTGTGACAGCGGTGCGCTGATGGTGTGAGTCTCTCTATGGGGTGCCGGGATGGGTTTTGCGGCGGGTCGGCACGGTGCCGCTCCGCCACTTCCTTCCCGGAGATTCCTCCATGCGTTTGCCCAGTTTCATCAAGGCGATCGTCGGCTGCACTGACACCGAATCGAGTCGCTATTCCCTCGGTGGCGTGAAGTGCGAGAGCGCTGAGAACGTCTCGATCATCACGGTCACCGACGGCCGGAAGTTGCTCAACGTCTCCTACGGCGACGAGTGCGATCCGGTGGATTGCATCATCGAGGCCAAGCCGCTCACCAAGGCGTACACCGCCGCCGCTGCGAAGGGTCGCAACACGGTGTTCGAGGTGGTCGACGGCAAGGCGATGGTCGTCGGCGGTGCGGGTGCCGCTACGGCGCCGCTCATCGACGGCAAGTTCCCCCGGTGGCGTGACGTCTTCGGCGATACGGCCGAGCACAAGCAGATCGGCGTGAAGCCGGAGCTGCTCATCGACGTCCTGGCCGTCTTCAAGGCGGCGGGAGTCGAAGGGGTGCGGGTCTACATCGGCGATGCCGAGCGGGCCATCTACTTCGCCGCCACCGCCCCCACCGGGGAAGTCATCCGGGCAGTCCTCATGCCCATGTCTCTCGACGTCACGCCGTTTCCCGGTGAGTTCGGCACCGAGTCTCCCGCGGAGGAGATCGCCGAGCCCGCCACCGTCTGACCCATCCCATCACCCCTTTTCACAGGAGATTTTCCCATGAAGTTGCTCACGAAAGAGATCAAGAAGACGCTCCCGCCCCTCTTTTCACAGGAGGGGTCGGGAGACGATGCCACGGTGTACGTCAAGTTCTTCGACCCGTTGTCGAACTGGACGTGGTACGCCACCGAATTCGACGGCGACAACGAGTTCTTCGGCATCGTCGTCGGCCATGAGCGGGAGTACGGCTCGTTCTTCCTCTCGGAGTTGGAGGCGATCCGCTACCCCGACGGCAAGGCGCGCATCGAGCGCGACCTCTACTTCAGTCCTCGTAGGGTGGGGGACTGCAAGTGAGCCGGCACACCGCCACCAACGACAAGGGACACAAGTTCGTCTACGGATTCGACGAGCCGCTGTCCTACTACTTCCTCGACCGGGTGTATCCCAACGGGAACTGGCGACACATCGTCGGCCTCTGCTCGTGCCCCCCGGTCTACGGCTCGGCGTCGAACCTGCTCGAGTATCTCGACAAGTTCCGCGTCCAAGTGCCCGAAGCGCATCGGGAACTGCTGATGCTCGACCTCCCGATCTAGCCGGGAGGAGCCCCGGGGCAACGGATTGCCCCCGGGGTTTCTTTTTCCTCTCGGTGGGGTGCCGGGAGGGTTTTCGTGCCGGGCGTTCCGGCGTGTCTCTCTCTCACAGAAAGGGTTTCTTCGATGAGCGATGATCCGATTGTCGTGGAGTTCCGGGCGGCGATCCGCCAGTTCGAGGCCGTCCAGAGTCAGTACCGCCAGTACGGGGCCGTCGACACTGAGCCGCGGCAGATCTTCTACGACCTGCTGCGCAAGGCGGCGCGGGGCGTTCCGGTGCCGGTGCCGACGACGGGTTCGGGCTGGGAGTTGTATGCGTCGAGCATGGATTGCTCCACGGCGGCGACGGAGTTGTGTCGGGCCGCGAACGCGGTGCTCGACGTGATCCGCAACTGCCCCCTCGGCAAGAGCGCAAGGCTCCGCGCGACCATCGAGGGCTACTGCTGGTAGTTGGGCTCTCCCGGTGGGGTGCCGGGAGGGTCTTCGTGTGGGCCGTGCGGCCCGTTTCTTCCACGTTTCACGAAAGGGTTTCTTGCATGAACGATGAGCCGTCCTACGACGACTGCCCCGACCGGGGCAACGTCGAGAGTTTCAACTGGCCGAGTTGGTTCGACGACTACGAGCGCCGCCGGGAGTTGGAGCAGCAGAAGCAAGCCGCCGAGTTCCGGCAGCAGACGCTCCCCAAACTCCACGCTCTCGGCATCGAGAAGGTGGTCGGCGGCTACTCCGGCTACGGGGATTCCGGCGACCTCCACGACCTCAAGTGCCTCGGGCCGGAGGACAAGCCCGTGGAGATCGACGACACGCTCCGGCAGGAGTTGGTCGAGTTCCTCTACGAGTACCTGCCCGACGGGTACGAGATCAACGAGGGTGGGCAGGGCGACGTCACCTTCGACGTCACCGCCATGCGGGTCGACATCGACCACGAGGAGAACATCATCGAAACCAAGAGTTCTCACGAGGAGTTCGACGTCTGATGCACCCGCTCCATCACGCCGAGAGTTCGGTGCGCAAGTGGGGTGGCGAGGTAAGGGACTACCTCGCCATCCACGAGTGGTTCGACGGCTCCAAAGCCCACCTCGCGGACTTCCGCCACCGGGCGCTGCGTCACCACTCGGAGGGCATCTTCGTGGCCGAGACGATCTTCGGCCGCTCGATCACCACGAGTACGGGCCGGGAGGTTCCGGTGCGTTTCGTCGGTGAGCAGCATGTCATGGAGGACTTGGGCCGGATCCCGACGGTCGCCGACTGGCTCGGGAACATCAAGCCCGAGACGTGGATGGTCGGCGTCCACCGGAAGTGAGCAGTGGGGTGCCGGGAGGGTGTTCATGCGGGCCGGGCGGCCCGTGTTCCCCCGGAGTTTTCCCATGCGTGACATCCCCAAGTGGGACGAGGCTCTCTCGCCCCACGAGATGCGGTCGGAGTGGCGCAAGCCCGTCGACCGCTGGAGCAAGAAGTTTCTCGTTGTGGTCGGTCGGCTGCTCGCCCAAGAGCTGCTCGATGCGTTCCTCGAACACCACGACGACGAGCAGGTTCGGGAGCGGTTCCGGCTCGTGATCGAGCGCGCCACGGAGGGGCAGTTGGACGGAGCAGGCCGGAAGTACGGCCCGCTCCAGTGAGTGTAAGCCCGTATAGTACCCCTTACTCGTGGAGGTTTTCCCCATGATTCGCAAGTTCGATTCGTCCGGCGCCGTCGTGTGCTGGGATTCTCAACGGGTGCTCCGGCAGAACGCCGAGAGTGCCTTCGGTTCGGTCGGCAAGCCGTCGCTCGTGCCGGCGGTCAACCACCTGGCGGCGCTCACCGATGCGGCCAAGGCGGTGGCCGGTGACGGTGGACTGGCGCTGCCCGGTCTGCCCCTCAAATACTTCACCCTCGACCGTAGCAGTACGGGCATCGGTGTGTACCGGGAGATCCGCGGGACGCAGGAGAACGAGTACCAGTTCATGTTCTCCGTCGGCCTCTCCGAGTGTGGCCGGGCGGTGTTCTTGAAGCAGTCTCCCGCCTGCCCCCTGTACGTCGGGCCGGATGCGATCAACCAACTTGAGGCGGTGTACCGGGAGTCGACCCGGTACCTCACCGCCAGCGACCTGACCAAAGCGGTCAACGGTCTGCTCGCGGCGTGTCACGGCGTTCTCTTGCGGGACAACGGCTCCGTCTACTTCATGCCCGGTGAGTTCATCGAGCAGTACGAGACGGTGGCCCGGGAGTTGGTCGGGCCGCGTCTCCACTGTTGGCAGGTCGATCTCTCCGCCAACGACAAACTCCTCGCCACGCTCCACGACAACGTGCAGGAGAGTCTCATCACCCGCATGGAGCAGCGGTCTGCCGAGTGGGAGGAACTGACTGGCCGGGGAGGCAAGGCGCGTGCCGACGGCTTGCAGTCCCGCTTCGAGGCGATGGTCGAGGACGCTCGGCAGATCGAATACTACGAGGAGTTCTTGCAGGTGCGCTTGGATGCGCTTCGCGGTGCGCTCGAACGGCAGCAGGCCATGATCGGCATGGCGCACATGGAACTGTGGCAGGCACAGACCGTCTAGCGATGGGGTGCCGGGAGGGGTTTCACGAGGGGCCGTGCGGCCCCCGTTTCATTTTCACGAAGGGGTTTCCCATGGTTTGTCCGAATGTTTCCTACTTCATCGCCTGCCAAGCAGGTGTCTCGTCGATCGCCTGGGGTGGCGTCGGTGTCGCCAAGAACGCGCTCATTGAGGCGGTGGCGGCGCACATCGGCTACGTCGCCCACGTCTTCATCCCGTCGCAACACGCCCCCGAGGACATCGGCGGCATCCCGTACCACGACACCGCCACCGGCTTCTGCCGGATGGTGCCGATGGAGTGGATGCACGACCTCCTGCTCGCGAAACGGTGGCTGTTCGTCGACGAGTTGACGAGCGCCCAGACGCAGATGCGTCCGCCGTTGCTCTCGTGCTTCAACGAGCGGCGGGTGGGGAGCCTGCACTTCCATCCCACCACGATCGTCTCGGCTGCGGCCAATCCCCCGGAGTTGGCACCCAACGGTTCGCCGCTCGAGCCCTCCATCTGCAACCGGCTGTACCACCACGACTGGGTTTTCCCGTCCGGTCTGTGGCACGAGGGACTCCGCAACGGCGGCAACTTCCCGGTGCCGGCGGAGTTCCCGGTGGTCGGGGACTTCTCGTTCCTGCTGCCCAAGTGGGGCGGGCTGATCTCCGGCCTCGTTCGCAACAAGCCGACGCTCGCCAACACTGAGAAGGTTCACGAGGGGACGCTCGCGTTTCCCACTCCCCGGAGTTGGTGGAACCTCGCCAAGTGCCTCGCCGCCGCCGAGAGTGTCGGGCTGCTCGACGAGTGCCGGGCGGAGTTGGGTGCCGGGATTGTGGGTACCGGTGCGTCGGCCGAACTCATGGCCCGCGTCGATGCGATCGCCATGCACGACGTCGAGGCGATTCTCTCGGGCACCGAGAAGGTGGTCGTCACCGACTCCCAGGTGGATCGGCTGATCTCCCTGCCCAGTGCGATCGTCATGCACCTCGACGAGCGGCGGAAGGAGTCGGAAGTCGACACCGCCGTACTCGACCGGGCCGTGGAAGTGATGGTGCATCTGGCGGAGAACGACCTGCCCGATGCGGCCGTTCCCTCGCTGTCTGCTCTCAAGCCCATGTTCCCGAAGTACCGCCCCTCAGAAAAGCTCGCCGCCCGCTACGGCAAGGTGGTGTCGGCTGTGATGGGGGTGGCGTGATGAACAAGCACACCAAGCGGATCTTCAAGGCCAAGGATCTCTGCCGGCGGAAGTTCCCGTACCTCTCG